AAGGTGGCACGATTTCTGATGGTGTTCAAGTAATAGGCCATGCTGACATTGAGATTCATGCCTGACACACCTTCAAATGCCTGCAACAAGGTCAGGGCTGGAATTTTTGTGTCTTGTGCCACCTTGAACAGACTCACAGTAAAGTTGTCTGCTGCCAGTCTTGTGGTCATGGTCGACTTGAAAAAACTGTTGACCACATCATATTCGGCTGCAGGAACATCCACGTCATATTCATAAAATGCATCAAACACTCGTACTGTTTGATCTAGATTGGTATTTTCGTAATTGATACTGGCCATGATTATTGTGTGTTAGTTGGTGGCGTCTGTGGTGTTGGGAAGAACATACCAGTTGAACGGCCTGGTACAGATCTAACTGCACCCGGCAATGAACCTCGAATGGCATTTGTTCCCAGTGCTGTTGCTTCACTTATGGCTGAGCTGGCAATATTTTTGCCCTTGAATGTGTTGTAGGCTGTGCCAGCTTTTTGTGCTGCACCAATAAGTCCCAGCACACTTTTACTTTCTAGATCTTCCAAGATACCACCTCCTGCATCCAATAAACCGCCTTGACCAAACACTGTGGCTCGGGATCCTGGTCGGCTGATTGGGCTCAAAGTTTGATCGTAGTGCGCAGGATCAGCAAAGCCCTCAACATTGGCGTCGGGTCGTTGGTTGCCCACAGCACCTGAATAGTATTTCACAGTTTCATACGCTATGGTCATGCTGTTTTGCATGACACCGTTGCCTTCGCTGTAGTTGTATTGATCGTGACTGAAGTTGCTGATAAGTGGATTGATCAACACATATTCAGCTGATTTGTGTTGGTCCATGCCGTAGATTCTGATGTCTTTGAAAAAAGGTGGCTTGCCTGACTCTGAACTGCCGCCGTCATTGTAGCTTTCGCCCACATAGCCCCAGTCGTTGACATCACCAATTCTGGTGTCGTTGTAGATGTCTCTGTTGTTGTAGCCAAAGCCCTTTTGCATGTTGGCGCTGGCGCCCATGCTGCCGTTCTGACTGTTGGGTGCTAGATAATTTTGACTGGGATCCTTGTAGTAGTAGCTGTAGTAGTTGTACCACAGGTTGCGTGAGTTGTCACCGCCATCATCATGAAACGTTATAGTAACAGGATCATAATTGATCTTGGTCTGCACCACACGTTTGCGGTTGTACTGATTGAGTGTTTCAGTTGCAATGCTGTACTTGGGCAGGTCCACTGTTTTCACAAGATAACTGAGACTGGTGATTTCATTCACACCTGCCAGCTGACTCAGTGCAGGTATTTCAGCGGTGTTCAACGTGAAACTCACGTGAAAAAGAAACTTGAACCTGGGTTTAAGTTCGTATGCGTTGGTGGTAAAGGTTTTGCTTGCGTGAGTATAATCACGCAAGCTATCCGCCGCGGTGAATCCCTTGAAGAATTCTTGGCCAAATGTTGGCATTATTATGCGCCTTGGCCAGCACCTGTCACAACGTCGCCAATGGTTCTACCAATCACGCCACCAATACCGCTGATGTCTAGACTGTTGGGTCCAAGTTGTGCAGCATTGTCATACGCAATGGTCATGTTGACTGTTACACCTTCATTGGTGCCATAATTCAATTCGCCGTAGTCAGCGCCTTTAAGGTAGCAACCGTACAATTCCCAGGCTTCTAGTACCACAGGTGTTGCAGCGCCGTTACCGCCGTCCAGTATTTCAATCTTGGTCAGGAACTTGTAGTCGATGCCCGAAGCAGCCGATGCCATTTCTAAAAAGTCCATTTGCTTTTGCATTTGTTCGCCAATCAGCTTGGAAACACTGTTTGATGCATCATCGCGCACTGAACAAGCAACGTCTGCCCAGGAATGACGGCCGGCCAACTTCAGTGTTGAGTTGTAGATCGGTAATGTGATTTCTTCAAATGTCAAGTTGGGTCTAGCAACGCTGACCACTTGTTTGGTTAATTCTGTTGTGGGTTTTGAAACGCCGAAGTTTTCAAACATCACTCTAAAGCGATATTTGAGTTTGGGCATCAACAGGCCCTGTGCGCTGGCGCTTTGATCGCTAGCTAGTGGTACTGTCATGCGCTGTAATGATGAAACTGCCATTTGTAATCTCCTATATGTTTATTTACCTGAAAAGGTGACTGACAAATCAGTCACCTGTTTCATTATTATCCGCCAGATCCACCAGCGATTTCACCGGTGTTCTTGATACGCAATGGAATGTAAATAAATTCAATTGCCTTGACAGGTTCGATAGCAATATCAACCCACAGTTCGTTTCTGTCAATTCGAGCAGGAGTATTGTTGCTGCCGTCGCAAACCACCAGGTAGTCATAGATAGCTCGCTTGGCAACCAAGTCAATCATCAGGCTGTTGCAAGTATTACTGATCTCATTGCGTGTGATCTGATCATTTGGCTCAAACAAGAACAGTTTACCAATCTCTTCAAGACGTCCACGCAAGAATGCAACCAGTCGGGCCACGTTGATACGATCAAGTGCAGTAGTTGTTACAGTACTGGTCTTGTTGCCAAAGTTTGTGATACCAATACCTGGGATAAACGTAATTGGGTTAATGTTGCGTTCATACAAGATATCGCGAACACTTTGACTTACGCCAATCTGTTCAAACTCACCTGTTGCAGCATTGATATAACCAATTGCGCTGGCATTGTCAATCACACCACGGCGTGTACCAGCTGGTGCAAACCATGGATAGCTGGCAGCATCACTGCGCAGAATTGTACGAACCATCATGTGGCTTGGCGGTTGAACAACTGAGTTGCCACCAAGATCTGTGGTACGGCAACTAGGATAGAACACGCCAGCATAATTGCTGGTAGCTGAGTTGCCATCTTCTGTAACCAAGCCGAGGCCGTTGTTGTTAGTAGCAAATGCCACCAGGCTGTTGCCATCGGGTCCAAGTCTCATTGGCGTATCGCCAACCACAAACAAGGTGTTGTTGCGCTCGTTGCTGAGTGCAATCATGTTGGGTGTCAGTTCAGGATACGCAGGTGTTGCAATCAAGTTGAATTGATTTTGTTCTTCACGTGCTGCTGTGCTGGTGTCAATACCGGCCTTGAGTGCTTCTACAATCAATTGACGTTGTGCCAGGCGGCCAGACCACATGCTGCCATTGGTTTTGTTGCCGCTGGCTGTGAGCCATGTGTTGGTGTTCAACAAGTCCCAGTATGTGCCATTGGTTGGTGCTGTACCAGCTGTGGTATTTACAACACACACATACACAGCATTATCGTAGTTTACAAAATCATTGTACAAGTATGCTGTGGTAGCAGAGTACGAATCAATTGCAAACGCAGTAGATGTGGTATTGAAGTAGTTGCCCTGGAAGCTCTTGACATTGTAACCTGAACGGCGTGTGTTAAACAACAACATACCTTGTGGATACAAGGCAGGATCAGGAGCATCAACATCAAGATAGTTGCTGGTCAACAGACTCACAATGCTTGGGAATGGATCTGCCACACAATCTGTTGTGCCGTTTGGTGCCCAACGAGCATCTGCAAACAAGATACCGCTTTGTGACACCTGGTCAGTAGTGTCAACTTCTACCCACTGGTCAGTTCCGCTGACTGCTTGCCAACGATAAAGTTTGGGATAGTTTTCAAGATCACTGGTGTCAATCCACAAGTCACCGTAGGCCAAGGGCGATTCTGCTGTGTCAGTTTGTGTGACAGGAGCGGATGCACTTATGATTGGTCCGGCTGCATTGCACAATGTCAAGTCATAGCCGCGAACATCGTTGGTTACATTTTGATAACCTTGCCAGATTCCGTTGTCTTGAATCAGGATATCAGCGTCACTTACTGAGCTGTAGTACCATAAGCGACCAGTTGCAGGATCTTGGTCTGGTGCTGTGACGCTGGTGGTATAGGTGAACAGTGGTGTTGTTACAAAATTACTTAAAGTAAGTCCTGTGGCAGGTGTATCATTTCTTTGTCGTACTTTAGGAGTGCTCAAAGAGAATCCTGCTGTGGTCAGCGGTGTTCCAGTGCCCACGGCTGTGTTGATTATGCCACCTTGGCTGTGTGTGAACACAATGTTTCCAGCAGTGTTGACACTGGCTGACACATAAGGCACAGCCGCTTGTGAAACAGCCGTAATAAAATCTGCCACGATTCCTGTTCCGCCAATTGTGACCGTGCCAGTATTGGTAGTCGTTGTACCGGCTTCAGTTGCTACAATAGTAAAGCTATTGCCCACTACAAATGCTGTTCCTGTAGGCGTTGTGGTTCCTGTAACTTCCAAGGCACCAACTGCATATCTTTCAAGCAGGAGGAAAGCAAATGTGTTGAGTGGTGTAGTGCTGTAGAAACTTGAATCATACACTGCATAAGTAGTGCCAACTGGAATATTTCTTCCGCCACCTGATGGATCAAGTGCATAGATAGCAAGTCTGTCACCAGAATACACTGGGCAATTTTGTGATACAAATGTGGCCAGTGCGGTGCTGTATGATTTAACACTCAAGTTCATGCCGTTGTTGGCGCTGCTGATATTTTGCCATACAGAACCTGTGGGACGACCGCCATCGGTATCAGTGGTTCTCCAACGTGGTTGCTGATAACTGTATCCA